ACAGGGGCAAATAAAAAATAACGTAGGCGACGTTGAGTTTACACCGTTCAAAAAAATGTACGCTAAAAATGTGGGCATTAGAGCAGCAAGCCCTATGAAAAAAGGATACTTTAAAGGTAAGTAACATGGCATACGTACAAAACAATTCGCCTTTTAAAGCTAAAGGTGATGCGCCTTCTCGTAAAAAATCAGAAAAAAACTATAACGAAGTTCGCTCTAAAAGTGCAACGGGTGCTGCAGCTGGCGGCGGAATGACAAAAAAAGGCGTTGAAAGTTATAAAAGAAACAATCCAGGTAGTAAATTGCAGACAGCAGTAACTACTCCGCCTTCGGAATTGAAGCCTGGTAGTAAAGATGCAAAGCGTCGCAAAGCATTTTGTGCACGCTCTAAAAGCTGGACAAGTGAACGTGGTAGAGCAGCACGCCGTAGATGGAACTGCTAATTTTAAAATAAAACAATTAAATTAAATCAAATGGGAAAAAAGAAAGAAGCGGTTGCTAAAGCAATCACAGCAGATGAGCTAACTGAAGTACAAAAGTACGTTAATGCTCTACAGCAAATTCAAATGCAAATCGGTGCAACTGAAATGCAAAAAGCTGAGCTTATGGATAATGTTAAAGCATTACGCACAAAGCTAGTTGAAGTGCAAAAAGGACTTGAGGCTACTTACGGGGACGTGAGTATTAACTTACAAGACGGGGCAATTACCCCGAACGATGCAAGTAATCCGCAAGATTAGTATTGGGAAGGATTATAAGAATGACGCCATGCACTATTCTGTTGGACAGGAAGTGTATGGTGGTCATACTATAGTTAACATATTAGAAGAGGAATATAAGTACTCTATCTATATTCAAAAAGAAGATTTGGTTATGCCGTGGAAAGACTTTAATAAGAACATGGCAGTATCTATCGAATATGATCTTAAGTGGTGATGCAAAGCATATACAACTTTATTATATCTCCGTATGCCAAAAGAACGACATCGGAAAAAGAAATAAATGGTGTAACTCTGTTACTTAATACAGAATTGCAAAACCATCTTTATACCAGTAGACACGGCGTTGTCAAAGCCGTACCCAAAATAAATGATTTAGGTTTACAACCTGGTGACGAAGTTATTGTTCACCATAATGTATTTAGAAGATTTAGAGATGTGCGGGGCGCTGAAAAGAACAGCCGCTCATATTATGAAGAAGACAAATACTTTGTGTACCCTGATCAGATCTACGCATTCAAACGTGATGGCGAATGGAAACCTGTGGAGGGTTTTATATTTGTTAAGCCTATGCTAGACGAAAGAATGTTCTCCGAACATAATGAACTTCCTTTGATAGGAAAAGTTAAATATGCTTACGAAGGTTTTGAAGACGGAGAGCTTATAGGTTTTACACCTGGTACAGAATACGAATTTAATATTGAGGGAGAGAAGGTTTACCGAGTTCCCCAGAATCGAATCACAATCAAGTATGGACACCAAACAAGCGAAAAGGAATATAATCCTAGCTGGTCGCAAAGCAGTTGAGGAACTTATAAAAGTTGCGCAAGAAAAAATCATTACCAATACGGAAGATGATCTTTCTGCTGACCGCTTAAAAAATGCCGCTGCTACTAAGAAGCTGGCAATCTTTGATGCGTTTGAAATTCTTACTCGCATAGAAGAGGAAGAAAGAATACTTGAGAACAAACCGAAAGAGGAAAAAGAAAAGAAAACATTCTCAGGGTTTGCTGAAAAAAGATCTAGATAATGTACGAGCAGAATCTAGTAAAAGAGTCTGAGCACGTAAAGCTTACCACAATCAGCAGGCTTAATAGATCTAAGTCTTGGAAATACGGCTATAACAAAGAACACGATATAGTTGTTATCAGCAAGAGTGGACAGATAGGGCAGATACTAGAGATTCAAAACTTATGTATAGCATTGCCGCCGGAACCTAAAGAGTTAAAGAAAGGCGCAAACAAGTGGACTGTTTCAGACTACCCTAAGGAGCTTAGAAACATTAAAAGCATATTCGATTGGCAAACCTATCCAGATGAGTTTAAAAGCAATTGGGAGGGATATATTGATGAAGAATTCAACCGGCGTGATGGTGGTTATTGGTTTTATAACGAGGGGACTCCTACTTACATCACTGGGACTCATTACATGTACTTGCAGTGGAGTAAGATCGATGTTGGAAACCCCGATTACAGAGAAGCAAATAGAATCTTCTTTATATTTTGGGAAGCTTGTAAGGCGGATACCAGAAGTTACGGAATGTGCTATCTTAAAAACAGACGGAGTGGATTTTCGTTTATGGCCTCTGGAGAAACAGTTAACCTCGCTACCATATCAAGTGATGCAAGATTCGGTATATTATCAAAAACCGGTTCGGATGCAAAGAAAATGTTTACCGATAAAGTTGTACCCATATCCGTTAACTACCCGTTTTTCTTCAAACCTATACAAGATAGTATGGATCGACCGAAGACTGAACTGGCATATAGGGTTCCTGCTTCTAAGCTAACCCGTAAATCAATTCAGGCAAAAGAAAAGCAAATAGAGCTCGAAGGTCTTGATACAACTATTGAC